TACATTAACCGTCGCTTTACTGACACGGATGCATGGTTTGTTAAAACGGACGTACCGAACGGCACGAAGATGTTTGTTCGCACTCCGCTTCAGACTAAGATGGAACCGGACTTCGATACCGGCAATCTTCGATTCAAGGCCCGTGAGCGTTATAGCTTTGGCGTCTCGGATTGGCGTAGCTGGGTTGGTAGTGCTGGTTAATCAGCAAATGAGAGAGGGTGGTTTCGACCACTCTCTCTTCATTCTCAAAGGAGAAATAAATGGCTACGAATATTAAAGTTGCAATAGCTACTGGCGATGCCGTTCTTAAATATGTAGAAGATGATACGACTGTAGGAAGCAATGGAACTGCTGATAGCAACATTCCCAGCACCACTCGTATTATGGCTATTCATGCTGTGGCGTCTGCGGCTGGTTCTTTTTCTATTAAAGGTCAGCGGCAGATTACAAATAAGACTGCTGAAGGCACAGCTATTAAGTTTCAGGTAGCAGCTAACGAAGCATCTGACATTTATATTGGTGACATGGGTGTTGCTATATTTGGTGTGGTCAGTGTTTCTGGTCCTACAGATGGTTCAGTTCTAACTGCTATGCTTGGCTAGTCATGCCTGATTTTGCCTATTTAAAATCAGATTTAATTAATACAACAGAAAATGACTCGTCTGAGTTTTCGAGTCAAGTTTCTGTTTTTGTGCGTAAAGCTGAAGAAAGACTTTCTTATTCCTTAGATGATTTTGGTTTAGATGAGTTTAGTACTGTTTCAGTATCTTCTGGCAATGCTGCGACTGTATCTTTAAATGATAGAGTTAAAGTAGTGCGTAATGTAAATTTTGTTACAAGCACGGGTGGTGCAAAAACTAATTTACTTCCTCGCACTCTTGAATATGTTAATGACTATTGGCCTGTTAGTGCATCTACAGGTACACCCCGTTATTATACACATGTTAATAATACAAGTTTAAAAATTGTTCCCACGCCTGTTTCTGTAATCACAACACAAATTCAAAGTCAGTCACAGCCTTTAGCATTAGCTTCTGCTACTGGAACAAGTGTAACAACTACTAATTACTTTAGTGAGTATTGTTATAATGCATTATTTAATGCATGTATGATTGAAGCTACCATTTTTATGAAAGATTGGGATCATGTTGCGCTTTGGTCAGAAGCTTACACAGAAAGTCTCAATGGGTTACGAAATCAAGCACGGCGTACCAGACAGGATGATATGGCTAATGCAGCTTCTCCTGCTGGTGGACCTAATACAGTTATACAGGGAGCAAACTAATGTCAAAAGTAAAAAATCCATCTACCTCAGATGTTAAACAAGGACATAAACGTAAGGGAGGAGGTTCAAAACCTCATTCTTCCAGAGGTCGTATTGGAACAGCAACTATTAAAAAGAATGTAGATGCATCAGCACGACGAGCTAATCAACGTGTTGCAGGGGCAAATACTAAACCTAAGAAAAAACCTGCACCTCCTAAAGTGCCAACTATTAAAGCAAAGCCGGGACCAACAAAACGCCGTCCTACTATGCAAGAACAACGTGATGCGGGTGCAAGTGTGATAGTTGATTATGAACAGCTTAATAAAATGTCTGAAGGCGGATTAATTGGTGGTCAAAAAAAATTAGATGCTAATAAAGATGGTAAGATTAGTGGTGCTGATTTTGAAATACTAGGTGCTAATAGAAAAAAATATGGTGGCAAGATAACCTACAAAATGGCTGGTGGTCAGGTTGTAGATTCTAGCTATGATTAATCGGTCTAGCGTTAGACAACAAGTTACTAAAGCTCCTAGAAAACGTAAGTCTAAAACTAGCAAACGATTAAAAAAACGAAATGTAAAAAGGAGAAAATAAATGCCGGGACCGCATACACTAATTAAACGTCCTCATAATCTTGATGAGATTGTAGGTCGTCCTACTGGACAAGGCTATGGTGCTGCACGCAAAGGACCGCAAGTTCAGGGACCGCCACAGGATGTCGTAGTTGATGAAGACTACGAACAAGGCAAAGCTTTTAAAGTAGAAGACTAATTTTTATTAGGAGATAAAATATGTCATCTGCTATTAAAAAATATCTTATCAAAAAATTAACCGATAAAGCTGGATATTCTCCAGAAGAATTACCTATGTCTATTTCTGATGCTGCTTTAAATAAACGATTGCCAAGCATACAGTTGCCGGGAGGACCGTTTTCAATAGGACAGATGCCCAGACTAACTCGCACTGATTTAGAGCGAACTCCTCCATCAGTTCGTACTATTGAACCAAAAAAAGAACCTAAAGGTTTTTTATATAGACCTGAAGCAAAAGGTTTTCTTCCAAAAGATACTATTGCTGTGCGTAAGAATGATAAAGGTGATGTTCAAATTATTACTAAAAACATGGTTGAATTAACTTCTAGTGGACAACCAAAACGAAATAAGTCTGGTGAGTTTATTTTTAAAACACCTAAAAAACAAAAAACTAAAACTAAACCAAAAGCAACTAGATCTCCTGAAGAAAATAGAATACTACAAGAAAAAATACTAGATAAAATTTTAGAAAATCCTTTAGCTACTATAAAACGTCAACGAGTAGAATCGAACGATGATGTTATAGATATATCATCAGGTATGCCCATAGAAGAAGCAAGAGAACTATTAGCCGATATTCCTGCTGAAATAACATCAGGAAAAACTATAGTTGGTAGAGTTGGTAAACTTTCTCCTACAACTATTGGAAGATCTAAAGCTGTTGATTTAAAAAGTGCTAAAGCAAAAGAACTTGTAAGACTTATGAATAAACTAGAAGAGGCTGAGTTAAAAGGAACAGATACAGAAGAAATAACTAAAATAAGAAAACAACTTGGATTAATGCCAATCCCTAGAAAAGACATAGAATTTACTTTAGAAGAAAAAATTAATAGAATAACAAATAAAGAAGATAGAGAAGCATTAAGAAAAATATTTGCAACAAAAAAAATTGCTAAAGGAAAGGCTCCAAAAGCAGAACCAGAATATCCTTTTACTCCTATAGAAGCTGTTGAACGAAAAATTGTTGATCCTGAAACTAGCGATGAAAATTTTGTAACAATACAACGAAAACGAATTTTACCTTCTAGTGAATCAATAGAACGAAGTGAAGAAAGCCAACTACCTAATATTGTTGGTCAAGCGTCAGATCCTAAATCTCAAGTAACTAAATTAGATATTAAAGCTGATCCCGGCCTTCCTCGTAAAACTGATCAAGAGTTTTTTGATAATCGAGTTGAAAATTATCTTGATCAAGGCGATGATTTAAAAACTGCTAGAGCAAGAGCAAGAAATGATCTTGGAGAAAGAAAACTATCTGAAGAGTACACTGGAGATCAGCTTAGAGATCTATTAGGTGAAGGTGTTTTAGAAACAGATCTTGGTGAAATAGCAGATTCTGAAGCAACAAAAATGTTAGAAAGAGCTTTTGAAGAAGGATTGACAAAAAAGAAAGCTGGTGGGCAAGTAGGCAAACCTAAACGTAAAATTAAAAAAACAATGCGTGGCAATGATCTTGTAGCAATGATGTATGATTAATTATGGAAAGGTTTGCAGAATATAATAGAGGACTGCTAGATCAAAGAGGTCCGGTTAATCAACCTCAGTTGATGTATCCGACTTTTCAAGATCCTTATTCTCCTGTAACACAATCTGCTTTAGATATAGGTCGTGCTACAGTGGGTATGGAAAATCCTTTAGGAGATTATACCAGAGAGCAATTTGGTCCTGAAGCTGTTAAAACACTTCAAAATGTTATAGAAGTTGGAGGACTTACATTATTAGCGAATCAAGGTCGCAAAGGTGCTGTTAATGTTAGTCGTAAGTTTACACCAAAGGGACGTAAGAAAGCACAAGAAGCCTTAAAAAAAGCTCAAAATAAAAAAGCAGCAAAAGCTATTGCAAGACAGCTTGGTACATTTGGAGCTAAACGTATGGGATTAGCAGGTTTAGCAGCAGGACTAGGGGCTGTATTTCCCCCAACACTTGCTGTAACAGGTCCGGTTATAACAGGTCTTAGTATATTAGATTTGTTAGCAGATAAAGATACAAGAGGTATGTTGCCTGAACTTGCAACTAAAGAAGGTCTTAAAAAAATGCCGTCTGCTTTAGAAAGAGAGACTGCACAGAGAAAGGCAGCTAAACAGAGAACATCTGGTCTAACATCTTTACTTGAAGCTAGAGTAAAACCATAGAGGAATAGTTATGGCAGTAAAGAAAAAAAGAAAGCCTAGTAATATGAAAGGCATTACTATTGGTCGGGGTATGAAGCGTCCCACCAAAGCTGGTGCTGGCATGACTAAAAAAGGTGTTGCAAAATATCGTAGACAAAACCCCGGTTCTAAGTTAAAAACTGCTGTAACTGAAAAAAAACCTAGAAGTAAAGCAAGAGCCGCAAGGCGTAAATCTTATTGTGCAAGGTCTGCGGGACAAATGAAAAAGTTTCCAAAGGCTGCACGTAATCCTAATAGTAGGCTTAGACAAGCCCGTAGACGATGGAGGTGTTAAAAAAGTTTTGACGTATTTAAGTTCTAATATCCCACATTTTAAATGTTGGGTGCGTAAAGAGTATACTTATAACCATGAACAATATGAAGGAGAATATCTACATGCATTAGCAATAGCTGTAAATACAATACCAGATAGATGTTTAAGTTTTAATGTTGTGTTTACAGGTTGTGATGAAGATGAAAATATACATGGTGGTGCGATGTGGGCCAGAATGCCAATCACTGCATTAATTGCAGACAATAGATTGGAAGAGTGGCCTGAAAGAATGCAAACACATTTGGCTCAACCGTGGGACTGTTCATCAAGAAATCATGCATTAATTATAATGGATAGGATATCTTCAAGTCCTTGGATTTGTAAAATAGGTGGAGAATTTTATACTGGTCGTTATATGTTTACAATAGATTATACAGATAGTCATATCTCAGATGATCCGGCACAACATAAACAATCACATGTATTAGAACTTTTAGATGCAGATCAATACACAGGTAATATTGTAGCATTACCTAATAATAGAGTTAGAATAACTAATCCTGCTTTATGGGAAACTGGTGAAGGCGCTCCAGACTTTGTTCCTAGTCAGTATGTACATTCAGCAGAAATAGACGATAGTTATATGGACCCTAATATAACATTTAACAATCTTTATGCAAAGGAGAAAACTAATGGCAGCAAAAAGAAAACCAAAAGGAAGAAGTAAAATGATGAAAAAAAAGATGGCTGGCGGTGGTCGTATGACAACCAAAGGTCGTTCTAAAGGCGGTGTCGTTCGTCGTATGGGCGGTGGCCGAATGAAAACGAAATATCGTTCTCGTGGTGGTCGTGCTAGGTAATGCCTAAAAAACGTGATCCTAAAGTTGGTACTGGCAAAAAGCCTAAAGGTTCTGGACGCAGACTTTATACTGATGAAAATCCAAAAGACACAGTTAGTATAAAGTTTGCTACTCCAGCAGATGCTAGATCTACAGTAGCAAAGGTTAAACGAATAAATAAACCTTATGCTCGTAAAATACAAATACTAACTGTAGGAGAACAACGTGCTAAAGTTATGGGCAAAACTCAAGTAGCTTCCATATTTAAAAAAGGTAAAGAAGCAATACGAAAGTCAAGAGGTAAAAATGGCAGTCGCAAAAAAACGTAAAACTAAATCAAAATCAAAAAGTAAATCACCTACGCCAAAGAATAAAGCTTTGTATGCACGGGTAAAGTCTGAAGCTAAACGTAAGTTTGATGTATATCCTAGTGCTTATGCTAATGCTTGGTTGGTTAAGACATATAAAAAGCGTGGTGGTACTTACGTATGAGCTTGAAAGAATGGTTTGGAAAAGGCCCAAAAGGAGATTGGGTGGATATTGGTGCGCCTAAAAAAAAGGGTA